ACATCGAGAAGCAGAGCACTCTGGAGGATTTCTTTGGCTAAAGACTGGAACATTAAATGTTTATGTGGATTGTTCGATGAGTGCATTCCAGGCTGTGTAAATAACAAAGGAAACAATATGTCTATTAAAGTCCCACAAGAATATGCTGACTACGACTTTGGTTTCACTGGCGTAGATGAATCTGAAATCAAGCAGGATGTTGTTCAAGAACTCAGTGCAAAAGACCAAGCATTGACGGAGAAGGAACGCGAACTAGCTGAGAAGGTAAAGGTTCTAGAGTCTATCATCATTCCGCTACTTAACAATCTCATGAAGACTGCCGACAAGTCGTATATCTATTGGCCTAATCGTAAAGAGAAATGCCAAGAGATGCTTGAGAAGGTTCTAAAGACTACACGAGGATAATATGATTACGCAATTGAATCCACCGATTCCCTTGATGACTCCAAAGGGAAGAGCGATGGCTCACTTCATTATTGATTACGGCGTAGAGAACGACCTGATGTGGGTTTGCTTTCAAGATGACACTGGTGAATCTTGGACTTGGGAAAACGCTCACATTAGAGCAAGAGTAAACCAAACTATCGGGCGCAAGAAGGTAACGAAGATTGACGTTTAATCTAGACAGAGCACTAATCATGTTGACGGGGATTGCCTTATCGGGTGTCGCCGCATGGTATTCTGTGACTGGACTAACTGCTATCTTTGCTGGAGCATACTGGGCTGTTATCATTCTTGGCGGAACGCTAGAGTTTGGTAAGATTGTCCTTGCTTCATGGCTTTATAGAAACTGGAGTCATGTTCCGTTTCTGCTCAAGTCATACTTTACAATCGCGCTGCTTGTTCTCATGCTTATCACTAGCATGGGTATCTTTGGTTTCTTATCCAAAGCTCACCTTGAACAGACTGCTCCTGCTGGAGACGTAGCTGCAAAGATTGAACGTATCGACGGTTCTATCGCACGCGAGCGCATGCGCATCACGCGAGGAGAAAATCAACTAGCTCAGATGGATAAGGCTATCGACGCCATCATCGACAAGAACAACCGTGCTCAAACAGCTATGCAAATTCGCACTCAGCAAAAGAAAGAGCGCGATCAGATTACTGCTGAGATGAAAGATGCTCAGGTTGCTATTGACAAACTGCTAGACGAGAAAGCGCCGCTCATGGCTGCAACTCGCGCAATCAAACTAGAAGTTGGTCCTATTCGTTATGTGGCTGAGATGATCTATGGTGAAGGTAACGAACGTGATCTTGAAGCAGCTATCCGTATTATGATTCTGCTTCTTGTTATGGTTGTCGATCCATTGGCTGTTCTTATGATTATCGCAGCCAGTAAGAATCTAAAACTTGATGTCGATCAAATTGATGCTGTCGCTACCGATGGTGAAATATGGGACAACATTACAATAGAAAAGAAGTCTTGACATCTATAGACGTTTATGATACTATTATGCTTGGAGGTGAAAAATGTCACTTAAAGATAAACTGATTAAGAATTCAACTATTGCTTTTACAGCTACTCTCGAAGACTCAAAGATCTTCACGAAGAAAGATGTAATCCCCACTTCAGTTCCTATGATCAACGTAGCCTTGTCTGGCAGCGTCGATGGTGGATTGACTCCTGGACTCACAATGCTTGCTGGTCCTTCTAAGCACTTCAAGACTGGTTTCGCTTTGCTTATGGCTTCAGCGTTTCTTAAGAAGTATGAAGATGGTATCATTCTGTTCTACGACTCAGAGTTCGGAACACCGCAAGCCTATTTCAATACATTCAACATTCCATTCGACAAGGTAGTTCACACGCCTATTACAGACGTGGAGCAGCTGAAGTTTGATATCATGAAACAGCTGACTGCCATTGAGCGTGGTGAGCGTGTGATGATCGTCATCGACTCGATTGGTAATCTTGCTTCTAAGAAGGAAGTTGAAGATGCACTCAACGAGAAGTCGGTTGCAGATATGTCTCGTGCGAAGCAGCTCAAGTCTCTCTTCCGCATGATCACTCCTTATCTGACACTCAAAGATATTCCGATGGCTGTGATCAATCACACTTATATGGAAATCGGTATGTTCCCTAAGGCTATCGTCGGTGGTGGCACTGGTTCATACTATGGTTCAGATAACATCTGGATTCTTGGTCGTCAGCAAGACAAAGACGCAGATGGTATCAACGGTTATCACTTCGTAATCAATGTTGAAAAGTCACGCTATGTTAAAGAAAAGTCTAAGATTCCTATTACAGTGTCTTATGAGGGCGGCATTAATCGGTGGAGCGGTCTACTTGACGTTGCTCTTGACGGTGGCTATATTGTTAAACCTAAGAACGGATGGTATGCCGTGGTAGATCGTGAGACTGGTGAAGTAGCTGGTAAGAACTATCGCGCCGCTGATATCGTCGACAACGGTGAGTTCTGGAAGGAAATCTTCAAGACCACAGACTTCGATAAGTATATCAAAGACACATACTCTATCGCTCATGGTGCTATTATGGGAGAAGATGATGCAGCTGATCAGTGAACACTATAGCAAAGACAATGTAAAGTCAGCCAAAGTTTATCTCGACAAAGATACATATTGTGCTGAATACATTCAGAATGGGCAAGTGGTTTCTTTAAGGTATTTTCCTGGGCATTCACTTTATATGGCAGAAGATGCCGCTGAAAATTGGGTTACTGGCGTTTTGAGGTATGAGCATGTCACAGCGGACTATTGACAATCCAGGAGCAGTGAGCTATACTACTATCGATCATCCAAAGGTAAAAGACTTCGTCTGCTTCCTTATCAAAGAAGGTGAGTTCGATGGCGTAGTGTTTCACTATGAAAATCTGAAGATCAATGATGAACTAGAAGATAATGGTGACGCTCTACTCAAGTTCAACTATCACATCGTCGAATCGTTTATTGCTGAAGAGATGTTGACCGAAGAGATCAAGACTAGATTTGAAGATACCATTGCAGGTATCCTTTATGATATTTTACTCAAGCAAGTAGGAAAGATCGGGAATGAAGATCGAGCTGACGATTCTGAAGAATCTGGTTCATAATGAAGACTTTGCCCGCAAGACTCTACCTTTTCTAAAAGAAGAATATTTCAGTGATTCGTCTGAACGTCAAGTGTTCAAGCGAATCACTGACTTCATGACAAAGTATAACTCACGCCCGACACGCGAAGCGATTGGGATTGAGATTGAGTCAAGCAGTAATCTAAGCGAAGAAGAGCATAAGCGCTCTATGGAATTGGTTCGTAATCTTGTCGAACCTGAACCCGTGACAATGGATTGGCTACTAGAGTCAACCGAGTCGTTCTGTCAAGAACGTGCAGTCTTCAATGCAGTCATGGACAGTATCGCCATCCTTGATGGTAAAGATAGCAATCGCACTAAAAACTCTATCCCCGACATTTTATCAGAAGCTCTTGGCGTATCGTTCGATAGCCATATCGGTCACGATTTCATCGATGACTTCGCTGAACGATATGACTACTACCATCGTGTAGAAGAGAAGCTACCATTCGATCTTGATCTGATGAACAAGATTACTCGCGGTGGTCTGTCTCGCAAGTCTCTCAATATCATCCTTGCTGGCACGGGTGTTGGTAAGACTCTTGCGATGTGTCACTTCGCTGCAGCTAATCTTGCTATGGGTAAGAACGTTCTCTACATTACTATGGAGATGGCTGAAGAGAAGATCGCTGAACGTATCGACGCTAATCTGTTGAATATCGCTTCTGAAGATCTGCAGAAACTTCCGCGTGATTTGTATGAGAACAAGATCGCTCGACTAAAAGCAAAGACTACTGGTAAGTTGATCATCAAGGAGTATCCTACCGCATCCGCGCATGCGGGACACTTCCGTCATGTTCTCAATGAGTTGAATCTCAAACGTAACTTCGTACCAGATATTATCTACATCGACTATCTGAACATCTGCTGTTCATCTCGTATCAAAACTGGTTCGAATGTTAACAGCTACACATATATCAAGTCTATCGCAGAAGAACTTCGTGGTCTCGCAGTCGAGCGTAATCTACCGATTGTGTCTGCTACCCAGACAACCCGTTCTGGGTATTCTAACAGTGATCCTGGACTTGAAGATACTTCCGAGTCGTTTGGTCTACCAGCCACCGCCGACTTCATGATTGCCCTAGTCCGTTCTGAAGATATGGACGATCGTGGTCAACTTATGGTCAAGCAGCTGAAGAACCGATACAGCGATCCAGCCGACCTCCGTAAGTTCGTGGTGGGTATCGACCGTATCAAGATGCGCCTATTCGACGTGGAAGAAACGGCTCAAGACGACCTGATAGATGATAGCCGTGGCGGTAAAACCAAGCGTTCTGACGCCGTAATGGATAACACAAAGTTCGGGATGGAAGATCGTGAACGATCAAAGCCTAAAGATAAATTCAATAAGTTCAAGTTCTGACGCCATAAATAAGGTTGAACTTGACAATCTACTAGATCTAGAGTATGATAATCCACTAAGCATAAAGGGAGGTAATATGTTCCCAGAGGCTTTGGAATACTCAAATAACACCGCCCACATTACTCTTGAGGGCGGGGATCACAGAAAGAAGAAACTTATCAAGAGCGCAGCTAGATGGATGCTGGGTTATACACTCGGCAATCGTTTGGCTAATAATATCGACCTGCATATCAGGTTCGAAGAAGATCTCAAGAATACATCAATTTATGCCACAGTGACTTGGGAAGACAACAATCACAAACCTCGCGTCTTTGATATGGAAATGTGTAACTATCTGACAGATAGAACAATGATGCGAGTGTTGTCTCACGAAATAGTTCACGTTCGCCAATATGCTACAGGCGATCTAAAAGATATGGCAAATTACGCAGACTACTGTAAATGGAAGAACAAGCTCGTCAAAGTCGAAGGACATGGTCGCGTAAGATATTGGGATCTCCCGTGGGAAATCCAAGCGCGAGAGGAAGAGAAGGAAATCTTCCGTGAATGGCGTAATGCCCATGGTTATCATTTCAAACAAAAGACTGGAGATATCTACAAGTGATCACGATCTATAGTAAAGATAATTGTCCGTGGTGCGATCGTGCTAAGGAACTCCTTACACAAAAGGGTGAAGTATACGAAGAGTTCAAGATTGGTCGTGAACTCACTCGTGAAGAGTTCCTCGAACAGTTCCCTAATGTTAGATCTGTTCCATACATCATGATTGATGGTAATGTCATCGGTGGATTCGAACAGCTTCGTTCGCGTTACGAAGCATAAAGTAAAACACTCCCATAGCTTAGAGGTCTAAAGCCAGCCGCTCATAACGGCTTGATCCTAGGTTCGAATCCTAGTGGGAGTCCCATATAAATAAGAAATGCGCAAAATCGCAGCTACAGTGATCCTCATGATCACTCTGTGCGGCTGTTCGATTCAAAATGTAGAACAACCGCGCATCGTCAAGTCATACCAAGTAAAAGCCTCGTGGTATGAATGTTGTAAGAAAACTGCAAACGGAGAAAAATTCGATCCAGAAGGAATGACTGCAGCTCATCGCAGTCTAAAGTTTGGGACGAGGCTTAGAGTAACAAATCCCAGTAATGGAAAGTCAGTGATTGTGAGAATCAACGACCGTGGTCCTTTTATCAAAGGCGTTGATTTAGATGTATCAAGAGGCGTAGCGAGACATTTAGATATGATCAAAAAAGGTCACGCCAAACTTCTTGTAGATCAATTGGCTCATGACTAAGGAGGTGCTTGTTTGTCATGGGTCGGGGAGCGGTGTGGTGCCGCTCCCCTT